ACAGGCGTTTCCTCGCCAGTGCAGAAGCGGAGCGGCAGGCCCAGCAGGACGCCATGGAGCAGGCCCAGCGGGCCGAGGCCGAGGCGGCAAGCCGCCGACAGGCGGACATTCAGGAATTTCAACAGACATTCCCCGAGGCAGCAAAGGACCCCAACAGCATCCCGCCTCAGGTTTGGGCAGACGTGCGGAACGGCTCTTCTCTGGTAGCCGCCTACGCCCGGTACGCCGTGCAGCAGGCGCGGCAGGACGCGGCAGACGCCAAGCGGGAGACCGCCTCCATACAGCAGAACCAGCGGAACGCGGAGCGCTCCACCGGCAGCATGAGAAGTGCCGGGGACAACTCCAAGACGCGGGACGATTTCGGAGACGCCTTTGACAGCGCCATGTAACGGCTCTTTTGCCTATGGGGAAACCGAACGAAAGAGAGGTTTTTACCTATGGCTATCAACTACGCAATTAAGTACGCAACCAAGATCGCGGAGCGCTTCAAGAAAGCCTCCATCACCGCCGATGACTGCGGCAACAGCTATTCCTGGCTGAATCCCAACAGCCGTACCATCCGCATCGGCAGCGTGAACACCGTGCCTGAGACCCAGTACACCCGCAGCGGCTCCAACCGCTTCGGTGAGGTCCATGACGTGGGCGACACCCTTCAGGAGATGACCTGCGAGATGCAGCCCGCCTTCTCCTTCACCATCGACGCGCTGGACCAGACCGATCAGGCCATCCAGAAGTCCGCAGGCAGCGCTCTGCGCCGTCAGCTGGACGAGGTGACCATCCCCGGCATGGACAAGCACCGCATCAAGAAGTGGATCATGGGCGCGAACATCGCCGTCAAGGAGGCTACCGCCCCTACCAAGTCCACCATCGGCGGTCTTATCATCGACCTGAACGCGAAGATGACCGACGCGCTGGTGCCTCTGGAGGGCCGCACCCTCTATATCGCCACCGAGTACTACAAGCTGCTCAAGCAGATGCCCGATTACATCGGCGTGGACGCTCTGGGCAAGGAGGCTCTGGCAAAGGGCGTTGTGGGCGAGTTCGACGGCTGCCGCGTGAAGCCCATCCCCACCAGCTACATGCCCGCCGGTGTGTACTTCTTCATCAAGCACAAGGGCTGCACCGTGGACCCTGTGAAGCTCCAGAAGTACAACATCCTGACCGAGGTGCAGGGCTATTCCGGCCCCGTGGTGCAGGGCGTGACCTACTATGACAGCTTCGTGCTGGGCGCCAAGGGCGACGGTGTTGCCGTTTGCGGCAATGCTGCGGTTCTGGCGGCACCCGTGATGTCTATTACCGGCCATGCCGTCAGCATCACCGCCGTGTCCGGCGTGGTGTTCAAGTACACCACCGACGGCACCAACCCCCGGTATTCCACCACCGCCGAGGTCTACACCGCCGCTGTGACCCTGACCGCCGGTCAGACCCTGCGGGCTGTGGCCACCAAAGACGGCTGCGTGGGCATCGAGGGCACCAAGGATTACGAGTGATCTCATGGGAGGGGGCTTCGGCCCCTTCCCCCATATATGGACGGAGCGGGTGCATGAACCCGGCCCGTCCGCCAGATATAAGGAGCGATTATGCCTCGATATAAACAGACAGCAGGCGGAACGGTGCAGGTAGATTTGGGGACGCTGAACCCCAAGCAGAAGCAGTTCTGCCAGTCCCGGAGCCGGTACACGGCTTACGGCGGCGCCAGAGGCGGCGGCAAGACACACGTTCTGCTGCGGAAGGCGGCAGGCGGCGCGCTCACATACCCCGGCATCAAGATCCTGATCGTGCGCCGGGAGTACCCGGAATTGGAGCAGAACATCATCCTGCCCATGCAAAAGCTGATCCCACCGGAGGTGGGCAGCTACAACGGCAGTATGCGGATGATGTTCTTCTGCAACGGCAGCATTATCAAGTTCGGGCACTACGGAGCGGGGGACGATCAGGAATATCAGGGCCTTGAGTTTGACTGGATCTTCATGGAGGAGGCCACTCAGTTCTCGGAATCCCAGTTCCGCACACTGGGCGCGTGTTTGCGTGGCGCGACCAAGTTTCCCCGGCGGATGTACCTGACCTGCAACCCCGGCGGCATCGGCCACCTGTGGGTAAAGCGGCTGTTCGTGGACCGGGAGTACCGGGAGGGGGAAAAGGCCAAGGATTACACCTTCATCCCCGCTACGGTGGACGATAACCCCCAGCTTTTGGAGGCATCCCCGGAGTACAAGCAAATGCTGGACCTGCTGCCGGAAGATGTACGGCGGGCGTGGCGTTACGGTGACTGGAACGCCATGGCAGGCACGTTTTTCCCGGAGTTCCGCAAAGAAACCCATGTGATTGCGCCCTTTGTACGGGTGCCCCGGGAGTGGAAGAAATACCGGGCGTTCGACTACGGCCTTGATATGTTCGCCTGCCTTTGGGTGGCGGTGGACTTTGAGGGGCGGGCCTATGTGTACCGGGAGGTGCAACAAAGCGGCTTGATCGTCAGCGAAGCGGCAAAGCTGGCAAATGCCCTGACCCCGCCGGAAGAGCACATTGAGTTCACCATTGCCCCGCCGGATATGTGGAACCGGCAGAAGGACAGCGGGCGGAGCATGGCGGAGATCTTCGCGCAGAACGGGTTGGGGCTGCTGAAGGCCAGCAACAACCGTGTTCAGGGCTGGATGGCCGTCAAGGAGCTGCTGAAGCCCATGAAGAGCGACACGGACCGGCCCGGACTGCTGGTGACGGAAAACTGCGTGGGCCTGATCCGCAACCTGCCCTCCATCCAGTATGACGAGAAAAACCCCTCGGACTGCGCCACGGAGCCCCACGAGATCACCCACATCTGCGACGCTGCCCGGTATTTCTGTGTCACCCGCGTTCTGGGTGCTCAGAAAACCGTGGAGAAGATTGTGGACGATTTCGACGAGGGCGAGGACTACGATGACGTGATGACGGGCGGGGAGATGACCGCCGATTATCTATCCTACGGATAAAGGAGGCCCGGACGATGGCTCAAATCACATCCAGCAACGATATTCAGGTGTTGAAGATCCGCCAGTTTCTGGGCCTGAACGAGAACCCGGATGGGGATACCAAAATCAAGAACGGCGAAATGAGCAAGATGCGGAACTTCCGTGTGACGCGGGAGAAGCACTTGCAGCTGCGCCCCGGCACCAAGACAATCCTGAACCTGAAAACGGCATGGGACGCATGGTGCGCGGAGAGCGGCCACACGGCCCCCACAGCGAATCCGGTTTTCTCCGGCGCGTGGGAGGGCGTGGTAGACAGCAAACAGCGGACCCTTGCCGCCTTCGGCGGGCTGATCTTCTCTCTGGACCCGGCGGCGGCAACAACCAAGGTTGTGGGCCAGTGTACGCAGGACCAGACCTCGTTCTTCGGCTTTTCCAACAAGGTCTACCTGCTGAACGGCCATGAATACATGAGCTGGGACGGCAAGGAGGACAGCAGCTTTGCAGCGGTGGAAGGTTATATTCCCACAGTGATGAACGCCACCACGCCTGCGGGCGGCGGGTTTCTGCTGGAAAACGTGAACCGGCTGACGGGCAAGCGGAAGGTGCTGTATTCCCCGGACGGCAAGGAGACGGTTTTCCACATCCCGGAAAAGACGGTGGATGAGATTATTTCCGTGAAGATCGGGGACACGGCGCAGACCTACATCTCTGACCTGACGGCGCGGACCTTCACCATTACCCCCGCCCCGGCTGCCGGAACCAACACACTGGAGCTGATCTACCGCAGCGGCAACGGAGAGCGGGCGCAGGTAACGGGAATGCGCTTCTCCGAGCTTTACAACGGCCAGACGGACAGCCGCGTGTTCCTCTACGGAGACGGCACCAACAAGACCATTTACTCCGGTATTGATTCCGCCACCGGTAAGCCCTCGGCGGAATACTTCCCGGATCTGTACGAGGCGGAGGTGGGCGAGGCCAACACGCCCATTACCGGGATGGTGCGTCACTACGCACGGCTGGTGGTATTTAAGCAGGACGCTACCTACTCTATGAGCTATTCCACGCTGGTAACGGCTACGGACGTCACCACGGCGGCGTTTTACGTGACCCCCGTCAACCGGCAGTTCGGCAATAAGGCTCCGGGACAGGTGGACATTCTGGAGAACAACCCACTGACGCTGGACGATCAGGCGGTGTACCGGTGGCGGAGCGTATCCACCAGCGGAAACATCACCTTTGACGAGCGGAACGCGGAACGGATCTCCGACCGGGTAGAAGTGACGCTGCAAGGCTTTGACATGAAAGAGACCCGGACCTTCAACCGGAAATCGGCGCAAGAATACTGGTGGATGTACGGAGACAAGGCGCTGATCCTGAACTACGGCGCGGACGCATGGTATCTCTACACCGGATTGAGCTTCCGGGCCATGGTGGAGATAGGGCTTGAGACCTACGGATTCCGGCCTGACGGCGGCGTGGTGCATCTTTCCCGGCAGTACCGGAACGATGACGGCAAGGACATTGACGCCTACGCCGCTACCGGCTCCATGGATTTTGACCGGGACTGGGTGCTGAAATACAGCCCGCTTATTTTCGTGGCGATTCAGCCGGAGAGCAACGCGCGGGTGCATGTGACGGTGGAGACCAACCGCCGCAGCGACTACCCGGAAAAGATTGTCTCTTCCGGCCTTGCCACTTTCGCCCATGCGGACTTCTCCCACTGGTCTTTCGGCACCAACCGGAAGCCGCAGGTGCGGCGGGTGAAGATGAAAGTGAAGAAGGCCACCTTCTACAAGCTGGTATTTAAGAGCAAATCGGCATCGTCTACCGCAACGGTTCTGGAGACGGACGTGCAGCTGCGATACACAGGCAATGTCAAGTAAAGGAGTGATGTTATGAGTAAAGGCATCATGGCCCCGGAGCAAGTAGCAAAGGAATACGCTGCCGGGGTGAATTTCAATTCCGGGATAGACCTGTACGATTGTGTAGAGACAAACGAAAACTTCTTCATCGGTAAAGGCTTGCCGATGTAAAACCCCCGAAAAAAGCTGGAAGGCTAAACGAGACAAAACATCTAATGGAGGATGAATATGATTGATTTAACCGGTAAGAGATATGGGCGCTTAGTTGTTGTTGGATTCGACCGCCTGCAAAACCATAAGACATATTGGAAGTGCGCCTGTGATTGTGGGCTGGTGGTTGTTGCCACCGGCAATAACCTCCGAAGCGGAAATACATCTTCTTGCGGGTGCTTGCGTCGAGAAACGGCAAAAGCACAGGGGAAAAAGAATACGTTACACGGAGAGAGCCATGACCACAGAACACGGCTTTACACGATATGGAGCGGGATGCGGCAACGGTGCAGCAACGCAAATCGTGAAGCCTACTATTTGTACGGCGGCAAGGGCGTTCGTGTGTGTGACGAATGGGACAGCTATGAGGCGTTCAAGACATGGGCACTGCACCATGGATACGCGGATGACCTGACCATTGACCGCATTGACCCCAATGATGGGTATTGCCCTGAAAACTGCCGGTGGATCACTCGCAGTGAAAACACAGCGAGGGCAAATAAAAATCATAAGTCTCGCAAGCTAATCAGAGGTGAAGGCTTACAGGAATGTAAGCCAGCCGCAACGCATAGTGGCAGGGCGTGAACCGCTATCAGCCACCACGAGGCGGGGGCACTCAGACCGAGTGAAAAGATATGCTGAACTCATGGGAAACCATGAGAAGCAGGGGATAAAAAGCCTCTGCGATAACAACCTTGAAGCAGTGGGAGGGTGTGCAGAGCAACGGCCTCCCCACCCCCGTATTTAACTTTCTAAAGCGGGTGGTGCTGTTCTCCGTGGCGAATATCTCCACGGATAATCTGAAGCTGTGGGCGCGGGCCATGTCCTCCAGCGGGGAGCGGAACACGCAGACCTTGGAGTTGGTAGCCGACATTCTCAACGATCAGTTCGCGTCCATCTCTGAGCACAACAGTCTCGGCGGGCGCATCCGGGAGTATACCCGCAATGCCGCCGTGGACGGTGACGGCTGTATGTATACCTACTGGGACGATACGGCGGAGACCGGACAGTCCAGCAAGGGGGCCATCCGCACGGAAGTCCTGATGAATACGCAGGTTTTGTTCGGCAACCCCAACAACCGGGACGTGCAGAGCCAGCCTTACATTATTCTGGAACGGCGGATGCTGCTGAGTGAGGCCCGGAAGCGGGCCAAGCGGTACGGAAAGGACCCGGACGAGATCCAGCCGGACAACAAGGACTGCGGCAACAACTACATGGATTCCATGAGCGGCAGCGGGAACAAGGTGACGGTGCTGCTCCGGCTGTGGAAAGATGACGAGACCGGCACCGTCCACGCCTACGAGTGCACCCGGCAGGCGGAGATCCGGGGCGATCTGGACCTCGGTATCAAGCTGTATCCCCTGACGTGGATGAATTGGGACTATGTGCAGGACTGCTATCATGGACAGGCCATGATTACCGGCCTGCTGCCCAACCAGATTTTTGTAAACAAGCTGTTTGCCATGTCCATGATCTCCCTCATGACGCTGGCCTATCCGAAGGTTGTATACGATTCCACCAAGGTAGCCAAGTGGACAAACAAGATCGGTGGAGCCATTCCGGTAAACGGCAGTGTGGAGGGCGTGGCGAAGATCATTGATCCCGCCAGCATCTCCCCTCAGATCAGTCAGTTCATTGACATTGCCATCAGCTATACGCAGAAGTTCCTCGGTGCATCGGACGTGGCGCTTGGCGATACCCGCCCAGACAACACCTCCGCCATTATCGCCTTGCAGCGGGCGGCGGCAACGCCTATGGAGCTGACGAAGCAGAACCTTTTGCAGAGCATTGAGGATCTGGGCCGCATCTACATGGAATTCATGGGCGAATACTACGGAGAACGATATGTGGAGATCTCCAACCCCTATGACACCAGTAAATTGGTGGTTCCCTTTGATTTCTCCATCCTGAAGGAGATCCCCTTCACCATCGGACTGGATGCGGGTGCGGCTTCCTACTGGAGCGAGATCGCTGCCATGCAGACGCTGGACAATCTGCTGATGCAGGGCAAGATCTCCACGGTGGAATACCTGAAACGTCTGCCTGCCGGACAGATCACCGACAAGGAGGCGCTGATTCAAGCCCTCCAGCAGCAGGAACGTGCCATGATGGGTGGTCAGCCGGGGGCAGAGGGCGAACAGCCTATTACCGAGGAGGAAGCCGTCCCCATTCGGGGCGGGGCCGGATACGGCCAGTTGCAGCGGAAGATCAACGAGACCGGCGAAGTGCCGAAAACGGAGGTAGGTGCTTAAATGGAGAAGCGATTGACAGCGGATCTGAACGTGGTAGCCAACTCCAATCTGGAAATCCAACTGCTGGACGGCGATTTGAACATCATCCAGAAATTGGATGATGAGCCGAATGACGTGGGCGGTCTGACCAGTGCGGAGCTGAAAGCCAAGTTTGACGAATCCGGCAACATCATCAAGAAGTACATCAACGAGACCCTGATCCCGTCGGTTCTGACGGATGACGCCACGGAGGAGAGCCGCAAGCAGGCGGAGGCGGCGCGTGTCGCAGCAGAGCAGGGGCGCGTGACCGCCGAAGAGGGCCGGGTATCCGCTGAATCTGGGCGGGTATCCGCTGAGCAAGGCCGGTCTGAGGCCGAATCCTCCCGCGTCTCTGCTGAAAACGCCAGAGCGCAGGCAGAGACCGCCAGAGCAGACGAGACCGCCGGTATCGTAGCCCGTGCAACCGCACAGGCCAATGCGGCGGCGGGCAGCGCGTCCCAAGCCGCAGGCAGTGAGCAGAGCGCCAAAAACGCGGCGGGTACGGCCACCGGCGCGGCAAGCTCCGCCAGTCAGTCAGCGGCGGCAGCGGCGCAGAGCGCGGCCAGTGTGGACGGTATCAACAAGACCGCCCAAAGCTGGGCCGTAGGCGGTACCGGTACCCGCCCGGGGGAGGACACGGACAACGCCAAATACTGGGCGCAGCAGGCGGCGGCAGCGGTTGGAGGCGACTTCGCTACCAAAACGGAGGCGCAGGGCTATGTATCAACGCATAACCAGAGCGTTGACGCCCACGCCGACATCCGGGAAGCACTGAACGGCAAGGCGGCGGGGAAACATGCCAGCCAGCACGGGAAGGACGGGGCAGACCCCCTTACCCCGGATGCTATCGGAGCCATTGCGGCCACGGACAAAGGCACGGCGGGGGGCGTGGCGTCTCTGGATACGACCGGCAAGGTGCCCTCCTCCCAGCTGCCGGAGATTTCCTCCGTCAAGACCTACACCGCCACCATCGGGACTACGTGGGTGGAGGATGAAAACACCGGCGTCAAGACACAGAGCGTTTCCATCGCCGGGGTGACGGCCCAGAACACGGCACTGGTAGACCACGCTTACACGGGGGCGGGCACTTCTGACGATTACGCGGCCTTCGTGGAGGCGGAGAACCAGTACCTCAACTGCATCACCAACGGCTACGCCGAGACCTACAACGGCGGCATCAAGTTTACGATCTTTGGGGATGCCAACACGGTGTCTATCCCCATTGTTGCGGAGGTGAGCTGATGGGCCATGTAACGGTAGTTGGCGGGTGCAGAGCGAAAGCACCGTCAACCGGCATCCTTGCAAGTTCCCTTGCCGTTGGGACTACCGTGAAGCTCATGGAGGGCGGCACGGCGGTGGAGTATCTGGTGGTGAATCAGGGAATTCCCTCTAATTCCAACCTGTATGACGCAAGCTGCGACGGAACGTGGCTGCTGAGGAAGTATATTCACAGCGAACGGCAGTGGGACGCCAGCAACATAAACAGGTATGAAACCAGCGCGATCAACACGTGGCTGAACGGAGAGTTTTTCAATACGCTGGGCAGTGCGGAACAGGCTGCCATCAAGCAGGTGAAGATCCCGTATCGGGCCGACGGCGGCTCCGGCGGCACTGACCAGAGCGGTGCGAACGGTCTGCCCGCGAAGATCTTTCTGCTGTCGGGTTACGAAGTAGGCTGGACGACCAGCGACGATAGCGATTTCCCCGTAGATGGAGCAAAGCTGGATTACTTTACGAGCGGAACAACCACGTCCGCAAACAACAAACGCATTGCGTACCTAAGCGGTACGGACACCATCTGGTGGCTCCGCTCCCCGAGCACCGACAACGCCGGCCGCGTGTGGTTCGTCCGTTCCGACGGCGACTACGGCGACTATGGCGCATCCGACTCGGACGGCATCCGCCCCGCCCTTATCCTCCCCAAAACTGCCCTGTTTGACACATCCACATTGATTCTAAAGGGGGTGGCGTAATGGGACACGTTTTATTCCTTCGGAAGGGCAGTGTGCATACGGCACCTGTCCCCCTGCCTACTGGGTACACAAAACTGGCGTATATACAGAGTAGCGGAACACAATATATTGATACGGGTATCGTTGTAAACAAGTTGGATTCTGTCCGTATTGTTCTTGATACGCTTCTGACCAGCAATGACATCTATGCAGGCTGCAATGGGTATATGCAGTTTCAGGCCAGCGTCGGTAGCGGGGTGCGCTCTACGATAGATGTCAGATACCGCAATATCACCGAGACCATTACGGTAAACGGTGAGCAAAAATCGTCTCAGAGTTGGGAATCTTATAACGGTTCCAATGTCAAACTGGGCATTTTCAAGATGGGTGATGTAAACAATAGCTGGTTCGGCGGAGCGGCCCAAATCGGTAAGCTCTACTCTTGCCAAGTTTATGACAACGAGACGCTTATCCGTGACTTCCAGCCGTGCATTGACGCAAGCAGTAATGTGGGACTTTATGACCTTGTAGGCAAGCAGTTCTACGGCAACGCGGGGACGGGGACGTTCACCGCTGGGGAGGTGACATGATGGGCAGAGTGATTATGAGCGGCATTGTGCCGACGCTGAAAGCACCGGTGACGGGGGTGCTGGCCTCCAGCCTTGCGGTTGGTTCCACGGTGAAGCTGATGGAGGGCGGCACGGCGGTGGAGTATCTGGTGGTGAATCAGGGCATCCCCAGCAATTCCAGTCTGTATGACGCAAGCTGCGACGGAACGTGGCTGTTGAGGAAGGATATTCATAGCGAAAGACAATGGAACAGCTCAAATGTCAATGATTATGCAAATAGCACTATCAATACCTGGCTAAATGGAGACTTTTTCAACAGCTTTGGGAGCGTAGAGCAAGCGGCTATCAAGCAGGTAAAAATTCCGTATCGGGCTGGCTACGGCTCCGACGGCTCCGACCAGAGCGGAGCAAACGGCCTGCTCTGCAAGATTTTCCTGTTGGGTGGTTATGAGGTTGGCTTCACAACCAGCGACAACCCCTACTTCCCGGCAGACGGTGCGAAGCTGTCCTACTTCGAGGCCGGAACCGATTCGTCTGCGCTGAACAAGCGCATTGCGTACCTGAACGGTTCGGTCGACGGCTGGTGGCTCCGCTCCCTGAACACCAACTACACCAACTACGTGTGCCTCGTCTACTCCGACGGCGACTACTACCGCAGCTACGCAACCAGCGCGTACGGCATCCGCCCCGCTTTGGTTCTTCCCGGCAATGCACTATTTGACGAAACTACCAAGCTGTTGAAGGGCGTAAAGTAACGGGAAAAAGCCGGAGGGTCAATCCTCCGGCAGGTCCCACAGGGCTTCTGACGCGGCCTGCTGGGCGACGATCTTTTGCTTGAGTTCGTCCAGCTCGTCCAGAAGCTCGACGGTCATGTAGTAGAGTTCCTCGTAGGCTTGGCGCTGTGCTTCGGTCATGCTGACCACCTCCTTTGAAGGGATAATACCACAGGGGCCGTGTCGAAACGCGTCGGAATGTGGCGCAACAACAAATTAAACCCGGTTGAAGATTCAACCGAAAAAATGAAAGGGGTATACATTATGGAAAAGAAGTTTGCCGAGATCATCAACGAGGGCTGCAAGAGCGGCAAGACCATCGAGGCCATCAACAAGGAGCTGAAGGAGGCGGGGGCCAACTTCCACCTGAACCCCGACGGCGGGATCGCCGGTTGGACGGAACAGGAGATGGCCGAGGGCTTCAACCAGGCGGAGAAGGAGCCGGAGGACGTGCGTCATCTGCATGACTATATGCGGCGTGACCCTGCCAAGGCCAACACCGAGGAGGAGGTCTGGACGCCGGAAGGCCATTACCGTATTACCTTCGACGAGGATGGTCGTCCTGAGAAGGCCGTGCGGGTGTGACCACCGAAAGGAGGTACACCATGAACGCTTTACACATCAAAAACACGGTGTTGGCGGTGCTGGCTGCGGCTGGCTCCGCCATCGCCCAGGCACTTGGAGGTTGGGACGTGGCTCTCAAAGTTCTGATCTGCTTTATGGCGTTGGATTACGCCACGGGCTGGCTGGTGGCAGCGATCTGGCACAAGTCCGGCAAGAGCAAAACCGGGGCGCTGGAGTCCAATGCCAGCTATAAGGGCCTGGTTCGCAAGGGCGTTATGTTGTGTCTCGTGTGGATGGCGGCACTGCTGGACCAAGCCACCGGGAGCGACTTTGCCCGTGACGCTATTTGTATGTTTTTCATCGCAAACGAGGGGCTGTCGATTCTGGAAAATACCGCCATTATGGGGGTCCCCTACCCCGCCTTTATTAAAAATATGCTGGATGCCATTCGTCAGGCCAGCGATCAGGGGAAACAGAATACGGAGGCTCACACATGAGCACGAGAGCGGGAACCGTCCCGCTCTCCGACCTCCAATTCATCAAGATCTATTTCAACCGGAAGCGTCTCCGCTCCACCACGGCCAACCTGAAAAAGATGCTGGCGGAGGCGGGCGGGGACGCTATCTGCAATGGCTCCATTTTCTTGCGGAATCAGACCCCGGCCTGCCATTTAAAGGCAGACGGGCAGACCCGCAAGACCCCCAATTACCGGGCGTGGGCCATCAGCTGGGACACCCCGGCGGACTTCGGCGTGAAAACCGTGCCCAACGGGGACCGGAACTATATGGAGTGCGTTCACCTCATCATCGGCGGAAAGAAGATCTACCCCGTCACCTGCGGAGCGGATATGAAATACCGCGCCCCCCGGACGGCTATCGGCACCAAAAACGGGCGGTTCGCCTACTATGTGAGCAAGAACCGGCGGACACCGGAACAGCTCCGTGACCTGCTGGCCGCGTCCGGCTGGGACAACGCCATTATGATGGACGGCGGCGGGTCTACCTGCTTCATGGATTCGGCAGGCAAGGGCTTTACCGGGGACGGGCGGGTGATCCCGTTCTTCCTGGTGTGGAAAAAGAAAAGCGGGGATGCGTGTGAGCCGGAAGGAGAAAAACCCATGGTAGAGATCAATGCCTATTCCAAGGCGAAGGACGGCGGCAAGAAGCTGTCCACCCATTTTAAAGTGAAAGAATTTGCCTGCAAGGACGGCTCTGACGCGGTGCTGGTGGCTCCCCGGCTGGTGATGGTTTTGCAGAGCATCCGCAGTTACTTCGGCGTTCCGGTGGTCATTCACAGCGCCTACCGGACGCCTCAGTATAACAAGCAGGTGGACGGTGCGGAACGCAGCCAGCACTGCTACGGCACGGCGGCTGACATTGTAGTGCGGGGCAAGACCCCGGCGCAGGTGGCGGCCTACGCGCGACAGATCATGCCCGACTGGGGCGGCGTGGGCGTATACAATCAGAAGGGCTTCACCCACATTGATATAAGGGAAGCCCGGGCAGACTGGAACGGATAAGGAGGGCCAAGTATGGCAGGGTACTACGATAAAAACAAAGACTACTCCAAGGAGCTTCAGCGGACGGACCTGTCGGCCTCCGAGCGTGACCGACTGACCAAGGAACGCCAGAACAAGATCAACGATAAGTACGGCGGCAGGGAGCCGAACATGATCGGCTCCGACAAGACGTACAGCCAGACCTATGACAAGGGCGGCAGCCGCAGGGACAGTTCCTCCGGCAGCAGCGGGACGCCCTATGTAAAAGGCCCCGGCTACGGCACCGGCGGCTATACAAATCCGGGAATTTACGGGGCAGCCAATTTGCAGCCCACGGATCAGGCAAATTACTGGAAGAAGATGACCGGCGGCGCGGATATGAGCAGACGGCCTGATCTGGCCGGGGGATATTCCATTTCCAACGGCTACACCGTGTTTTACGATGAGAATGGCTACGCAAAGAAGGCTGTGAAGGGCGTGGCGGACTACACCCCCCATCAGGACATCAACGTAGGGAACGGCAGTTACGGCAAAAGCGGCGCGTGGACGGACAATGAGATGATGTCCGCACTGGACCGCTCCAAGATTCAGGACATCCGCAACCGGCTTCGGCGGGGCGAGATCACCGGAGATCAGGCGAACCAAGCGGCAAACGCCATCCGGGCGGGCTACGGCTACACCATTGATAAAAACGGCTATGTGACGGACAGCGGCGCTCTTTCCTCCGTGAACGATCTGCGGCGGCGGCTGGGGCTGGAAATCAGCCCGGAAAGCGCGGAGCTGGCCTACTACCGCTATCTCATGGGTACGGACACCTCCCCCTCCGCACAGGCCAACGGCAAGGTGCAATCCTTCGGAGACTACCTGACGGAGAATGGCGGCGTACAGGCCAGGACTACCGGTTACGGAACCCCGGCGTACACCCAGCAGCGGGTCACGGACATCGGCGTAGGGAGTGTGCCGGTGCAGAACCCCGGCACCGCCCAGACCGGCATGAGCTTTGACATCGGGGACGGCAGCGACTACTTGAAGGAGCTGTACGCCAAGAAGGTGGCGGCAGAGCTGGCGGCGCTGAAATCCGCCTACGAGCAGAACACCGCCACACTGGATGCCAGCCGTGCACAGATCGCGCCGGTGTATGACATTGCCCGGAACAGCGCGGCCAACCAGAACGCCCTGAGCCGAGGCGCGTTTCAGGAGATGGCGGTGGCAAACGGCCTGAACACCGGCACCACCGGGCAGGCGGCGCTGGCACAGGACGTTGTGCTCCAGCAGAACCTCTCCCAGATCGACCGGGAGCAGGCAGAAAAGACGGCGGCCATCGACCTCCAGCGGAGCCAGCTTGACACGGAGTACCGGAACGCCATTGCAAAGGCAGAGGCAACGGGAGATGCGGAGCTGGCAAACGCCCTGTATGAGGAATACGTCCGCCAGCAGAATCTCTACGCCAAGTACGGCGGGCAGACCGGCGGCTCCGGCTCCGGTTCTTCCGGCGGCAGCACCGTTGTAAAGCCGACGCTGACCGCCAGTCAGGTGCAGTCTGCCCTGAAAAACGGTATCGTGACGGATGACGTGATCTCCGCCTTTGATTACTACTACGGGCAGGGGGCCTATGATTCCCTGTACGGCACCGGCAGGTTGACGGCGGGGACAACCGGCACTGCCAAAACCGGCAGCGGCAGCACCGGCAAAAAGAAGGGAAGCTACTCCAACGGCTCCCTGACCAATGAGCAGGTGAAGCAGCTCCAGAAATACTACGGCGTGTCTCAGGACGGCAAGTGGGGGGCCAACTCCAAGAAAGCCGCAGGCGGCCTGACGGCTGACCAGGCATGGGCGAAGTATCAGGGCGGCGGCAGCGGCGGCAAGTATGAAAACGTCGGCAATCTCGCTGCATGGGCGTCCGGCCTGAACACGGACCTGAAGAACGGCAACACCGAAAAGGTGGGCCGGTGGCTGGATAACAACTGGTCTAAGCTGACGGCAGAGCAGCAGCGTCGAATCAACGCAGAAGTTTTGAAGCCTTACGGCATTGTTTACAAGGGGTGACAGTATGGGTAAGCTGGTGTATATCAAAACCGGGCAGGCTGTGACCGGCGGGCAGAGCGCTCCGACATCCGGGCGTGGTCTGATGCACTTAGACGGTACGCCGGTCGAACGGAAGAGTGGGACCCAACCCACCAAGGCCAAGGAGACGAAGGCCGTTACGCCTTCTGCCTCCCCCCGGCCTATGGAAAACGCCAGCACCGGGAACAGCCGCCCCAACAGCCGCCTTCTGGCAGACGTGCGGACCGGCGGCACCACGCCCCCCTCTCTGGACAACGGGCGCGTGGGGAAGGTGATCTCCGGTGCAGCGAAGTCCACCGGCTCCGCCTACGCAAATCTGGGCGGCGTGCTGGCAGAGGGGGCCGGGTATCTGAACACCCGCATTGCCAACCAGAACGCCGGGGATTCCCTGCAAAGCGACCATGACGCGGTGAAGCGGTACGAGAAGATGCTGCGGGACGTGAAGTGGGCCAACGGCAAGGCCATGACGGCGGCGGACGTGAAGCAGGTGCAGAGCTACCTCTCTGCCGCAAAACGCCGCATCGCGGCCCATGAGGGCTACACTAAGGAGGTAGAGCGGTCCGACAAGGCAGTGGCAGACAAGGCATATCAGAAGGCGGACCGTCTGTCCCAAAGCTCCGCCGCGGACGTGGCGCAGGCCAAGGAAGGGCTGGGGCCGGTGGGCCAGTTCGCCGTGGATCTGGGCGTGCAGGGCGTACAGATGGCGGGGGATGTTGCGGCCAGCGCCGTGATTCCCGGAGCCGGTCTTGCCCTGATGACGGCCCGTTCCGCCGGAAGCAGCGCCCAACGGGCCAGACAGGCCGGGGCCACCTATGGCCAGCAGCTTGCCTACGGGCTGGGGAGCGGCGCTCTGAGCCTCGGTACAGAGAAAATTTCCAACGCTTCTAAGCTGTTTCAGAAGGCGTTTGGGCGCGGCCTCGCGGAGAAGGCAGCCAGTAAACTGATCGCAAAATTTGGCGAAAACACAGCCGTTCAGGTCATGAGCGACCTTGCCAAGCGTCCCGCCGGGAGGTTGGCCCTCTCCATGATCTCCGAGGGCGGAGAAGAATTTCTGGAAGATTATGCCCAGCCCTTTTTGCAGCGGGCCACCTATGCCCCCTCCGCCCGGTTCGATCTGAGTGATGCGCTGTATGACGCGGCGGTGGGCGCGGCCATGGGCGGCATCGGCGCAGGCGTTGACGTCATCCGACAGCGTGGAAGTAGTCAGGCGGACGCACAGCCCACGCAGGAGGTGCGCCCGGAGGCGCGGGAGGGTACTTATACCCCAACCCCCGCAAACGCCGCAGAGGGCACGCAAAACGCCGCCCCCGGTGTGGAGACGGCGGGCAGGCTGACGAGCACGGACAATATGCTGCGGTATCGAAGCGATATTGACAAGGTTTTTTCGGGAGACTATCCAAGCGGCAAATTGCTGTCTGTTGGGGACACGCCGGAGCTTTTGACCCGTTACGGGGCAAACCCGCTTCCGATGACAATGACGCAAGATGCAGCTTATAAAATCGCATACCCGGAAGGGTATATGGGCGGCAAACATAATTTGGGTATGTCTGTTCTAAAGCAGCTCCCCTATCAAATCGAAAACCCAGTTGCGATTTTGAAGTCGAACACACAGCCAAGCAGCATTGTGCTGCTGACCGCGTGGAAAGACGGCGACAAGAGCATTATTGTCCCGCTGCATCTGGACAAGCAGGGAGCAATCAGTGTGGAAAATAGAATTGCCAGCGCTTACCAGACAGGCCACATGCAAAGCTATCTTGGAGAAGCGGACAACAATGTGCTCTACACAAAAAACAACGAGGACGTCCATCAACTTCTTTCCAATGGGGTACAATTCCCCAAGGCGATGGCTGATGACATCCTCGCTAAGAACAATATATCACAGGCAGAAGCAAAAAGCAACCGGGATATTCTCTCTGAGGTTCTGTTTGGGAAGAAACGGGCGGATATGGATGCCATGACGCCGGAGCAGCAAAACGCCATATATCAGGCCAATGAAGCCGGAACCGTTGGCATGGACGCCACCGGAAAGGTGTTCCAGATCGACCCGGAGCAGCACATCGACCGGCGGCGGATGGAGACGGTGGGCGGCAGAGACGTGAACGCCTTCCAGTTCGACCATCCGGAGCTGCACCACTACTATCAGGAAGCGGCCAACGCCCTGATCGCGGATGCAGACCTTTCCCTCCAGCAGCCCATGAGCCGCCGTTACGAGCGGACCATGGAGGGCAACGCCGTCCAGCAGGCGGCGCAGACCTCGCCCCATCTGCGACAGGCCATGGATGAAACTGGGCTTTCCCGTGACGCCATTATCGATGCAGCCCAGCGGATCATCACCGATCAAGGGCAGGAAAATGTGGCAGCAGCTAAGCGGGTGGAGCTGATTCTGGACGATATGCTCTCTCACGGTTACATCACCATGACCGGCGAACAGGTGGGACCAAACAGCGGGTATCTCACCGCCAAGCAGAGCATTTTGGGCGCGGGCGAGCAGGCGCGGGGCCGCGGTTTAGACGATGTGGATGCTTTCGACACACCGGGTGACGCTGTGGCGGGTGCGGTGAACACGCCCTTTGACACCATGCAGGCCAAGAGTGATGAGTTTTACCCGGTCAACCCCAACAGCGCCCAGCGCATCCAGGCAGAACAGCGGCGGGCACCCTCTGAGGTCCCCGTTGTGAACCCTGACACCGGGCGGAATGTGGAGAAAACGGTCGGCACCATCCTGAACAGCCCCCTGACCTCTCCGGAAATGGCAACCGTGTATGAAAACGCCATTGCAGGAGGCGCGTTCGACTATGACGTGGTGACGGACCGGAGCGCCGTGCAGCAGGCACAGGCCAAGATTGCGCGGGACGGCTGGCGTGAGGTGGCGAACAGTTTCGTTGCCAAGGCGGAGCTGGGACAGCGGATCACCAAGGCAGACACCGCCGAGGCCATCAGCGCCTACAACCTCGCCATTTCCGAAGGAGACCACAAGGCTGCCTTTGAGCTGGCAACGGCTATTGCGGATGCAGCCCATGACAGCGCACAGATGGTGCAGGCTATGAACCTGATGAATCGGTTGACGCCGGAGGGCCGTCTGCTGACGCTGCGGCGGCTGGTAGACCGAATGAATGACCGGGCGGCACGGCAGAACCGGACGCCCCGGCAGAGCACCACCGACAGCGGAGACGTGGAAGGCGCACGGGTGGACTACATCGACAAGGTGACGGGCTTCACCCTTTCTGACGAGCTGGCCACCAACTATCTGATGGCAGAGACGGACGCGGAGCGGGCGGCGGCGTGGGACGCCATCACCACCTCCATTGCGGACCAGATCCCCAGCACGTTCCGGGAGAAGGCCAATTTCTGGCGGTACACCTCCATGCTGACCAACCCAACCACCCACATCCGCAACATCATGGGCAACGCCATTCAGATGGGCGCACGGAAAATCAAGGACGGCATCGGAACCGCAATCGAGCGGGCGGTCATCAAGGATCAGAGCCAGCGGACAAAGGCCGTGAATGTTGACAAGGATCTGAAAGCCTTTGCCAAGGGCCAGTACGAGACGGACCAGAGCGCGGCTATGGGCAGCGGGAAGTATTCCGACGCCACGGCAGCAGGCATTGAGCGGGAGATCCAGAGCAAGCGGAAAATGTTCAAGGGGGAGGATGTTCTCTCCCGCGCCGTGCAGGGCATCGGAGACTTGAACAGCCGCGCCCTTGACTATGAGGACGTGATCTTCAACCGGAACGCCTACGTGGACAGCTTCGCCCAGGCGCTGCAAGCTAAGGGCGTGACGGCGGCAGAAGCCCACGCAGGCACCAGAACCGCAGACGTAGAGGCGGCACGAACCTACGCCATTGAGGAAGCGCAGAAGGCTACCTACCGCAACACCACGGCGCTTTCTGAGGCGCTGTCCAAGCGCGGCCGGTATGATGCGAGTGACAATATTGTTGAGCGCGGTATAAGTTTTGTCACCGATGCGCTTCTCCCCTTCCGCAAGACCCCGGCCAATATCCTGACCACGGGTCTTGATTACAGCCCTGTTGGCATTGTAAAGAGTGTGAAGGAAGCTCTGTGGGATGTGCGGAGAGGTAACTGCACGGCGGCGGACGCCGTGGATTCCCTTGCATCCGGCCTCACCGGAACCGGCATTTTCGCGCTGGGCGCTTATCTGGCGGCGGAGGGGCTGCTCCACATCCGGGCCGGTGACGATGACAAGGAGGAGGCCTTTGAGAAGTCCATGGGCGGGCAGGATTATGCTATTCAGATCGGGGACAAGTCCTATACATTGGACTGGGCGCTTCCTGTGGCAATGCCCCTGTTCGCGGGCGCTGCCACCATGAAATCCGTTCAGAAGGGCGGCGGGACATTTGTTTCTCTTGTAGATGCCACTAAGAATATTGGCAGCGTTATTTGGGAAACCTCCATGCTGTCCGCCCTGAATGATCTGGTCTCCTATTGGAGTTATGCGGATGATCCGGGGGCATATCTTATCAGCAAGGCGGCCAGTAGCTATGCCGGACAGTATATCCCCACCATCGGAAGCAAGGTTGCGTCCGTATTTGATGATACGGTGCGCAAAAGCTATGTGGAAAAGGGTTCCGGGCAGGTGGCCTCTGACGTGAATTATTTCTTGCAGGGGGCGGCGAAGAAGGTCCCCGGCGCACGGAATCAGCTTCAGCCCATGGTGGATATGTGGGGCAATGAGGTCTCCAACGGCTCCGCGCCGGAGCGGGTATTCCAGTCCTTCTTCTCCCCCGGCTTCCTGAAAGCGCAGGACAACAGCCCCGCCACGCAGGAGATCCGGCGGCTGGCAAAGGCCACCGGAGACAGCACCGTTTATCCGGCGGCGGCGGAGAAGTCCTATACGGTGAAGGGCGAGACCCGGACCATGACCGGCGAGGAATACACCCGGTACGCCAAGGCCATGGGGCAGACGCGGAAGGAGCTGGTGGAGGCGGCGGTGAAGCTGCCTGCCTACAAGTCCATGAGCGACAGTGAAAAGTCGGACTACATCCAGAACGTGTATAAATATGCGCGTGAGACGGCCCGTCAGCAGGTGGACCCCAAGTATGAGCCCAGCGCCAAGTGGATTGAGAACGCCAAAACGTCCAAGCGGGACATCGGTGTATCCACCGGGGAATTTCTGGCCCTGTACCAGAAGTACGGCAGCGAGAAAATGAGCGGGAAAGCCTATGAGAAGGTAAAGCAGGCGCATGATGCCGGACTTTCCCCCAAGGAGTATTTCTCCATGAAGGACAGAGCCGACGCGAACGGAAACGGCAGGGTCAGCAAGGCGGAGGCCAGCGCCGCCCTTGCCGGTCAGAAAAACCGGGCGGATCTGTGGGACATTATCTGCACCACCAACGCCAAGAACCCCTATAAGTAAGAAAACACCCCCGCCGTCTGGCGGGGGTGTTTTGTTTGGCTTTTACATCATGGATAGGAGCGTTTTCACATGGGCAGCGCGGTCCAGCATCCGCTCATGCTCCCAGTCCCAGACGGCCTGCATGGCCTCCGTGGGATGGAGACCGGCGTCCTTCGCCTTTTCGATATGGCGAACGGCCATTTCGTGGAGCCGATTGGCATGGCCCAGCTCCTGACGGCTGAGGTCGGCGTAGGTGCTGGCGTCCTCCGGGTCCTCCCCGGCGTGCTTGACGGCCTCACGGGCGTACTTCTCGGCATCGTCCAGTTCTTCCCGGATCTCTTCGGCCAAGTGTTTGATCTCGTGCATACGATCCTCCTAACTCTGCTTGATCAGGGTGTAGAGCTTGTCCACATCCGTTTCATTCAGCGTGACGTTCCCAATCAGGGGGATATTGGTGGTGACGGGGCCTTTGGCGGCTTCGGTTTTCAGGCAGGTGTAGATCTTGTCAATATCTACGTTCCCCGCCTCATCAAAGACGCCGAGGGCCTTCATGGCGGGATGCTCCCGGAGGGCGGAAAGGCTGGCGTCCAGATTGTTAAGGGCCATAGCGGCCCCGGCTCCAACGGCCCATTTCTGCCAGCCGGTGAGCTTGCCGGTAAATTCCTCATCCACATAGCGGGCAGCGCCCTGCTTGATCTGATCTAATGTTACCATAGATTCCTCCAATGACGGGGGAGAGGGGCGCTATGCCCCTCTCTTCTTCCCTCTTCGCCTCTTAGCAGCCGCAGCCGCAGGTGGAGACGGGGAGGGGGTTATAGGTGGACTGGGGCGTGGTGCCGGTGCCGGTGGTGATGTCCGCGACCATTTTGGGATAAAAGGTGGCGTTCGTGTAGGCGACAATGGTGTTGTCAGCGCACTTCCGCTCGTCCCGCTCCCGGGAAATGGCTCCGCACAGCTCGTTCTTGCAGCAGTCCACGCGCTCCTGCAACAGCTGGAAGCTGTCCTTGGTGGCCTGATTGTTGACCGCCTGAGAAGCCAACGCACCCTGCACCTCGCCCAGCTTGCCGTCGATGTACTTGTACATCTCCAGCATCTTCTGGTCCTGGTAGGTGTTGGCATCCCGCAGGGCAATGTCGCTGCGGAGTTTGGCGTTCTCCTGCACCATGGACAGCTCGTAGCGGTTGACCGTGTGGTTTTCGCTGCATCCGGCCTCCGCCGCCATACCAGCGGCAAAGGGGATGACGCGATTGCCCAGCAGCATCCCGCCGAGACCGCCCAGAGAGTTCAGGACGCCCAGAGACAGACCGGCAATGCCGGTGCCGAGAGCAGTTCCTGCGACGCCCTTGCTTGCAAATTCAGCCATAGAGAGATTCCTCCTTCTGTAAAAATACACCCCCTATTTCCGCGCGCAAAACAAGCGGTGCTCTATGGTTACCGTACCACAGGACACCGCTTGTCATGGTTTAAGGACGTCTTTTGTTCGGGCGGGATATGCCTGCTTTATCCCGGATGGAGTGTAGACAGGCGTTCACGGAGGAACGGGATAGGTACAGCTCTGCCGCCGCATCCTCGATCGCCCAGCCACGGCGGCAGACCAGATTGAACACGCGCCGCTCCCGGTCGGTGAGATAACGGCATTGCTCCATTTTTTGGAGCTGCTGGACGGTGTATCGGTATTTCATAATGGGCCTCCTTTACGAAGTGCCCCTCCCCTTTGATCTACCGATGCAGGTGGTCAGGACCCCTGCGCGTCTATCATGGCTAACAGCTTTTCCAGATCGTAAAAATTCCGTGGGTTCAGCCCGGTTTCCCGCTGAATGAGCCGAAAGCGGTAGCGGATGGAGTTATAGTGCAGATAAACCGCGCAGCCGGTCTCCCTCACGTTCATGTTGTGCGCTGCATAGGCTTTCAGCAGTTTTTTGTCCCGATCCTCCATAGCTTACCTCCTTTTGTTGCGTTAGGCGGCTGGCGGTTAGCCATCCGCGCCGTCCTTTCTCTCTCCGTAGCTGCAAAAGAATGTCCTTGTGTCCAGCTCAAACGGCAAAAACACGATGTTTGTTTTGGGGCAAAATGCGTATATATCTTTTCGGTTCCACACGCACAAATGCTTACAGTCTTTGCACCGCGTCACAACCACGGCATCCACGGTTGGGGCGTCCGCCACCTTCTTTTTTAGCAAGGCATAAGCTATTTCCAGAGCTTTCCCGCTTCCCAGAACAAGCGCTTTATCGGAATTTTCGTCTGCTTTCAGGATTGCGTCAGCATCAATCAGCCTCATGGTCAGCACCTCCGTCCTTTCTCTCGCCATAGGAGCAGAAGAAATCTTCCGGTACAATGCAATCCACGCACGGCCCATAACTACAACACAGTCCGCCAGTATCTTCATAACCGTGCTTGCAGTCCTTACACAGCGTCACCGACGTAGAACTGTCTACAGTCTTATTCGCATTTCTCCGCCACTTGATATAGGCATCTCTATTCATGCGGTATTCATAGATCAGGCTTTCTGCTCGGAGGATATCCCTCCACTTATCACTTGCAGCTACCCAAGCCCAACCGGCGGCATAGATTACCAAGCTAAGAACAATCGCCACCAGCGCAACACCGCCGACAATCATAAAGGCCGCGCCAATATTCACCATCACGTTATCTATCATTCGCATTGCCCTCCGTCATGCACCGTTGTGTATTTCCAAATCAGCGTGTTCAGCCTTCTCAGCCCCTCCATGGTGATTAGGTCCTGCGCGCACAGCTCGTCCCGCAGGTGCTCCAGCGCTTCGATTGGGGCCACGTCGGCGGTGGGAATACTATCAATCGCCTCTTTGCAGTCTCTTAGACATTCTCCTGCCCAATGATGAGCTTCATAGTCCCACATAGCACCATAGTCAACAGGATTTATTTGCTCTATCTCACGAATCGCATCTTTCAGTTTAATGTATTCAGCCATTGTAGACCTCCAGTTTCAGCTCTTGCACCGTCTGGTGGATACGCTTTGCGCAGGCAGGACATATTTCCCCCACATCCACTATGACGTCCACTATGTCCGGGTTGCTTGCGTAGATGCTTGCGTTGCTCTCCACGCAGACCCTATAAGTTTCCTGAAGATTGTGTATTTCTTTTCCGCAGAGATCACAAAAACGCTTCGTCATGTTCTTTCCTTCCTCCCATAAAACGCCTCTAAGTCATCCTGTGCCTTGTCAACAAAATCGGGGCAAACCAAGCATTCCGGCAACGGCATCCAGTGGGTAATAGCTACATATCGCCCAGGCATTGACCAGATACCGTTATCGCAGTAGACACATAATGTCAGGTTCAGGTCGTGCAGTTTATTCAAGGAAGGTGCGTTTTCACTTTTTATCAATCCAAGCACCACTGTTGATGCGCCCCAGCTCTGTAATTCCGGCAGGCGCTCCTCCACCGGGATCCACCGGGGCACTTTCCGCCGCAGCTTCTCAATCTCTTTTGCCTGCGCTTCAATCCGGTCAGCGGCCTCGGTTAGATCATCGCCCAGCGTGATCGGCGTTTCCCACTGGTTCCCCTCCGCCCATTCTGCGTGCTCACGCAGCGCATTTACGAGGTTTGTATCTCTCATTCCTCCACCTCCGCAAGCCAGAACGCCTTTCGGCACTCAATGCAGTCTATCCCTGTGGGGCAATTCCCACACAATGCTCTATCCACTTGGCAGGGGGATACCCGGACAAGCCCTGTGTCTGGATATATTGGCGCATCCGGAAACAGCTTCAAAAACTCGCTCTGGCGGGTTTTGATAGGGTGATCGGCGGCCCACTTTTCGACGATGGCAACGGCCTCCTCCGGGTGGGTTCTTTGCCAGACAGGGCAGGTTTCAAACCCGCTACGTACTTTTCTAAACTCGCATTTGAGGCACTCACAGTGGCACATTCTGTTCAATGTTTTCAAATACTCCACAGCGTCCATTACTTTTCCTCCTCAATGATGACCTCCACACGGGAGGCACCGGTTGTCTGGTACTTCCACACCGTCAAAGCTGCGATTGCGCTGTCATCGTTGTAGGCATGGCCGTTCAGCGCGTCCAGAATGGCCTTCGCCACGTTGTCAGCGTCAGGGCGCTTAATGTGGGGCGTACCGTCCAGCATTGCGGCCTTTTTCTTTGACGTGCTTCTCGGCACCGTGAAGAACGCCGTGACGGTGGCCGTCAGCGGGATGCCGTCCGCAAATTCCTTCCCGCTCTGGCACTGCCAGCACTGGACCACCTTGTCCTCGTAATCACGCGTTTTCTGCGGAGTGTAGGTGTGGCCGTTTTTCATGAACCGTGGGCGGCCCTTGCCTACCGGAATACCGGGGACCGTAAATTCAATTTTCATTGTTCTCCTCTTTCTTCGGCTCAAATCCGCTTTTTTTCTCGCACTTGCACAGGTGGCATTTGTCTGAATGTCTGTTTGCACAATGGACGCATGCAAAGGCAAACGTATAAACCCCCATCGGGTAAAGAACGGGGCCGGTAGATTCACCCTTCATCGCTTTTCTTCCTTTCCGTCAACAATGATCTGCACCACCCGGACGCGGCCCAGAGGCTCCAGCAGCATGGCCACCGCCTCCTTCGTGCCCTGCGTGTCCTCGCCGTCGTAAATGTCAATCACAAGCCGCATCATCGTGTTTCCCTCCTGAATTTGGGGCAGTAGTGGATCACAAACGAGGATTCTACCCGTGTACCGCCCTTGCCCTTGCCGCCCACTTTCAGCACCCGGCTTGTGGGGGTAGCGTTCCAGCCGGGAACCGGCTCCAGGTGGTCGGACCACTCGCAGCCGCCGCAGGCGTTGGCGCACGTCCAGCAAAGCTGCGTGGACTGGTACTCAACCTTGGGGGTTTTCTTCTGCTTCTTCTCCCGTGGGGGATAGCGGCGGATCAGCTCGTCCAGCCGAAAATTACTTGCCATTAAACACCTCGCATATCTGCCAGAGCGCACCATGCGGCATAGGTCATCCCCTGCTTCTTCGCTTCGGAGGGTGTGGGGATGCCAGCCTCATGCCAGCGCTCGTGCTGTTCGCCTGCCTTGGCGTAGAATTTTTCCAGATAGGCGTCGGACGGCTCCGGCATGGGGGCCTCCTTCGTCTTTGGGGGTTCCGGTTTGGGCAGATATGGGACCAGTTCGGATGCGTCCGGTGGGAAGCGGTTTTCCCGCGCCCGGAGGATCACCGCCTGTTTCGCGTCCTCATAGGCCCACGGCTCTAACACCAGCGTCCACGCCTCCAGATCTGCGGGGGTGCGGGGCTGCTGCTTGGAGCTGGGGTAAAGGGTCTCAATCAGGTTAAACAACCGCTGGGTATCCTGCTTCTCCATGTTCTTCTCCTGTAAGACTTCCGTAGTAGTCTCTAATTAGCTTCTAATTCCTGTATTAGCCTCTAATTCTTTTCCCCCTGCCAATAGAGAGATAAATATATATAATCTTTTCTTCTTAGGGGGGTGTGGGGGGGCGTTCTTCTTTTCTCTGCGGCTGCTGTGTGCGTCGGTGATCGTGCTGCGGCTTGCTTGCATCCGCCCGTCATCACTCTTTAGACACACACGGCAACGTTGTTAAAAGGGAAGATCCCCGTCATCCTGAATTTCCTCAAAGCCTCCGCTGCTGTTCATGGGCGGGGCGGCGGCGGTACGGGCGTCGATGCGTTGAGCGCCCACAGAGGCCCACTCCGCGATGAAGTCGATATAAACCTTGCCCTCGTAGTCATGGGGTTCTACGCGGCCCACAGCAATGATGGGATCGCCCTTGGAGGCGCTGGCGATCACACGGCCCATGGAGCCGAAGCCCTTGACGGTCATCCAGACGGTGGTCCCGTCAGGCTTGTTATAGGCCGCCACGGAGACGGAGCCGATGACGGTGCCGCTCTTGGAGGTGAAGATCTGGGCGTCCTTGGCGCAGCGGCCACAGATCAGGCCGGTTTTCTGCTGGACGCCCTCCCGGTTGCAGTCCGGTAAGCCGTTAATGAACATCAGGCATTCTCCTTCGGCTCCAGCGCGTCCAGCAGGGCGTCAAAGTCCTTGGATTTTACCTTGCTTGCACTGTCATAGCCGTGGGCCTTCAAAAGGGTTTTCGCCTCCTGCTTCGTCAGGCCGTGGCGGGAACAAGCAGAATAGAAGAATTTGACCTGCGCTGCGGTAATGGGGGCGTTGGGGTCCTTGTTGGTCATGTAGGCGCTGCCGTCCTCGGTGTCGCTCTCAATGTCCTGGGTGAACATATCGGAGACGCAGCCGAGGGACAGGGCGGCGGAGACCAGGGCGCGTTTCTGGGCCATCTTCACGGCGCTGTTGGCACCGTCATAAGGGGACTGGGAGCCGGTGCGGCCCTCCCGGGTGTTGCCGGAGCCGTAGGCGGAGGTGATGACGTATTCCTTGCCGTCATGGATCTTGATGAGGTCGCAGCGAACAAGGAAGTAGAAAAAGCCGTGCTCGATGTCCTCCAGCTTGCTTTCCAGCGTGTAGCGCTGGCAGAGGCCGTAAGCCACGGCCACCTTCTCCGCACCGGACTTGAAAAGGGTGGGGGCTTTCGTCATGGGGTCTCCATTCTTCTTGCGGATCATGCCGAAGTCGATGCCGCGTTTCAAGACGGAGGGTGTTCCGTCTGGGGCGCAGATGGTGTAATTCCCGGAGCGGGGGACGGGGGCCACCGTCAGGGCGGCGGCGTTGTATTGGTACAGGGCGAGTTCATTCATGTGCGTTTCTTCCTTTCTGTGGCTTTATGGAGGGTGCGGCAGGCGTTCACCAGATTTGAATTTGGTTCTACATGGCGGAGCTCGTAAGTGCCGTCCTTTGAGAGTTTCAGGGCATAGAGCGCTTGAATTTTCCCGAAACCGCAGCGCGAGTCCCACGAGAAAATCATCTTGTAGGCGGTGAGCTGGGCGGAGAGGGCGGCGTCATGGAGCTGGCCGGTCTTGATGTCCAGAATGGCGGGGGCATTATGGATGATTCCGAAGCGGTCCATCGTTCCGGCCATCTTCATATTCCGGTCCGCGATAGGACATTCGATCAGCTTCCATTCCGGCTTCCAGTCCTTGAGAAACCGGCGGTAGGCTTTCAGGTATCCGGCGATCTCCGGGGTCTCCTCCGGCTCTTCGCCGTAGTCGATGAGGGCGCAGGCTTCGTGAACGGCGGGATTACCTACTGAACGAGCT